TATATTATGAAAATGAATGATAAAGAGACGTTAGAGCTTCTGAATCTAATTGGTAAAGAAGCCATCAATATTAAAAAGGATTTTAAATCTATAGATGATCCATTGCAGCCATTAACGGCTATGGGAGTTGACTCTTTAGACTTTATTACTGTGTTTATTTACATCGGGGATATCTTTGGTATATCTGATGAAGAATTTAATACACATCCTAATATAACTCCAAGTACACCTAGGCCTCTCTTAATTGAAGACTTAATTGTATGCATTAACGATACAGCCACTCTTCACCCTACTCTGGAAGAAGCCATTGAACAAATCTAACAACCTTAACACTATAGTTAAATGGGCTGATATGTCTGATAAGCTTAGATGGAAATCTGACGGATATAACATATCATGGTACGTTGACTTAGAAGAATCTGATATAGAAATTATTAAAAGATTGCAGAGATTAGGGGATGGGGAATACTCTGGTTTGGGATCTACTATATTATTATATGATATGATACTTCATGACATACCTAAAGAATATCAATCAGGATTTTCAGAGATTATAATGTATTCACATATTATAGCATATGAAGAGATGAGGCATGGTATTGCAGTTAGTAATTTATACGAAGCTGTATCCAATAACAATCCAAACTATCTAGATACTGTTAGTGTACAAGAGATTAGTGATAAGTTTATATTCGGATTTGAAGATAATGTATATTGGGATGCTTATGGTTTATTGATATCTCATTGCTTATCCGAAGTACCTAACTGTGTATTATATAAAGATGTATTATCTCAAGCTAAACATCCTAAGTTAAAATCACTCATTAAAAATATATTAAGAGATGAGATTAGGCATAAATTAGCATTAACAGAGATTGTATTAAACTTAGTTAACTTAAGTGAATATCATAAACAAAGATGTTTAGATTCACTAGAGTCTGGTTTAAATCACCATAACGCATTACAACATGGAAGGTACTTCGAAGGTATTAATGACATGGCTTATTTGTTTAATAAAGGTGCTTCCGAAGTGATAGTAAAGGATAAGTTTAATATCATTCAGAAGTGGTTTGGCGAAGACAATCCTTATACATATCGTGATCTTATTATTAAACACTTAAAATTTACACAATTATCTAAAGGTAAAGTCAAGAGTAAAGCCTGTCCAGAGGAGCAATTAGGATTCTGTTTTGAATAAAGTATACATTACCCAACATAAAGAATTATCATCATCTAACCTTAAATTAGTTGATTACATACACTCACCTACATATTATCATTCAGTATTATCAGACAATGATTTAAAGGCTGTTAATAGAGGTATTAAGAATAAAGTACAAGTTCTCCTTGATAAACTATTCGAAGATGCTCAGTTTGAATTAAATGATGAGGGTAATGGAGTTATATTTGCTGCAGGTAATACGAATGCTGCTGGTACATTAACATACCTTACTAAGGGAAGACCCGATGATTATCCAGAAGCAAGAAACGTTGCATTGTCTGTATCAAATGTATTAGCCGGTTATAGTGTTAATAAACTAGGAAGATTCGAATATATGACTACAGATGCTACAGCTTGTATTTCATCGGCTTCGGCTTTAACACAAGGTTATAATCTTATTAAGAGTGGTCAATTAAAGAAGGTATTAATCATAGCATGTGAAGATGGTTCATCAATTGATCTATTAGAGTTCTTTGCAAAATACAAAGTTAGTAATACAGTATTAGAAGATAGAGGTTCATTTTACCTCGGTGAAGGTGCTTCATATATATTATTAGAAGATCAAGATACTACTAATGTTATTACAGCAGAAGTATTATCAGCTATTACGTATCACGAGCATTATTCCAATCCCTTAGGTATATCGGAATCAGGTGAGGGATATAAAACTATAATTAAGAGATCATTAAGTAATGCTAATGTAAAGCCTAACTTAATTGATTACATTAAGAAACATGATACAGGTACTCCAGACAATGAAATAGAATCAACTATAATTAATGATGTGTTTGGTGATATTAATACATTAAGCTATAAGAAAGAAATAGGACACACCTTAGGATCTAACGCCACTATTGAAATGATTAAAGCATTACATGGTACAGAATCACAAACAACCACTTTACATATAGCTGCAGGAATGGGTAATGTATTTTCTGGTATAATTACCAAGAACATATAATAAGTATTCTACCTTCCGCATAACATAATTATATTATACCCTATTTTGACCACAATGGCAACCGTATTTTTATAAATAAAAATATGAGACATTTTATCTTATTACTAATAATACCATTATTAGCGTCGTGTTCTAGTATTATGGGCAAGAACCTAATTAAAACTGGAGCGACTACTGCAGTGACGTACGCCGTCGCAGGACCACTACCAGCCATTATAAACTTAGGCACATCTATAGCAGTGGATGAAATACTCCCTGAAGAAGGCCCTAAGATAGAAGATATTAAAAGTAACAAGCAATTAGTGGCTTATATATGGTCTGAATTCAAAACCATGATATTATACGGTGCTATAATATTCTTTGCCTTTACAACGGTTATAACACCATGGGCAGTACAAAGAAGAGCTCGAAGAAAACGAAAGTATGATCAATACAAATATGAAGCTCAATTAGCAAGGGAGAAGAACGATGTATGATTTAGCTATTCAATTCTGGCAATTTACTATAGTGGGTATATTAATACTCATAAGCTATATTACAGTATTAGTCTCATCAGAAAGTCATGATGATGATGATTATCTAACATTTAAATCTAAGGGCATGCCATGCATGAAACCTATTCCTATTCTAACTAAGGATAAGGGATTTTTCGGTGGCATTTGGGTTTGGCTAATGGTCACTCGTAAATGGGAGATTACAAAGGATTTTCATTACTCTATTAACAATCAAGATTTAATTGTACCCAAAGGATTCGTATTCGATGGTGCTTCTGTGCCTAAGTTCTTTAGGAGTTGGTTAAGCCCCATGGGAGTTTTATTGATAGGTGGGTTAGTGCATGACTATGGTTATAAGTATCAAACGTTATTAAGGAAGGGTAAGAAGACCTGTTACGGTCTTAAGAGACAAAGGGCAATGGATGTTATATTTAGAGATATTAACATCCAGGTTAATGGATTCAAGATGATTAATTATTTGGCATACTATGCCTTACGATTAGGCGGATTTTTAGCATGGAAGGGACACAGGAAGCGTGGCTTAGATTGGAAGAGTTCGTTTTGACTGGGGCAACTATAATGATTACTGTAGTATTTTTCATAGCGGTATTGACGTTAATAATAGACGGTGTTTCATAGTCTCATACACTGTGTAGCCGAAAAAAAATGTTTTGAATCCTGGACGTGGCGTAAATGCTGTATCCTTGTTTATATTATGGTTTGGATTATCGGCATGCCGTTACTTTTGATTGGCATTGCACTACTAATAACGGAGATTAATACATGAAACAATATTTAATAGCACTACTCGCAACATTACTTACACTTAACACATACGCATTAGATGACTTTGACTTATACAAGTATGGTGATACAGAGCTCAATATAGAACGACAAAACTTTATTGTAAAGCTTATCTTATTTAAGGATGATGAGGAGTTAACTAAAGAATATTCTAAAGTTACTGGTACACCAATTGAAGAAGCTAATGTCAGGGCATTTACTTCAGTATCTGCAACAAACGATGTGTGTTTCATTAATATCGTAGCCCCTAAGATATGGGATGATAGAGAAGCATTAACCATTATAGGGCATGAGTTAATGCATTGTGGATTAGCATCTCATCAAGACGCGGCAGCCGAGATAGCCGAAAGAGAAAAAGAATGGGAAGATGAGCAAAAGAATAAAGCAGCACTTAATAATGAGTTACAATCTGTTGAAGATTTGTATGCTGAAGATAGAAAGTTAGAATTAGAATGGCTTAAAGAAGATTATGAAAAGATGGGTATTGTAATTGATGAAGACCCCACAACAGTTCAGCCAGCATCTCATGCATGCAATGTAAAGGATGTAGTAGTTGAAAAGGATGTAATTGATACTGCAGTTAATGTAGGTCTTATCACAAAAGAAGAAGCAATACAACTTAGAAAGGATATTGCTGATGGAAAGAAAGATGTTATTGATGTCAATTCAGATGAAGGTATTATATCATTCGGGACTATAACGTATGACATAGATGATTTAGAGCCTGACCCAGAAGAAGGTGAGTATATAGATGGCGAATGGTACGATGCTTACCATTGAAAAATTCGGGTTGAATTTAGCTGACCTAATAACACCTTTCTTTACAATGATGGCTGGAATAGTCATCGTATTTTGGATCAAAGATTTCGCAGGTAATATAGCACAAGGTTTAAGTTTTAAATACTTTGGTCCCTTTAAAGAAGGTGATCATGTAATGCTTGATAACCATAGGGCAGTCATTGTTAAGATAGGATTATCAGTTACAGTATTCGGTTGTGATGATCCAGAGCGTGGATATATATGGAGATATGTGCCAAATGACCGGATTGACACTCTAAAACTCGGAAAAATCATTTCAAGCTCAAAGAAACTATAAATAATAGTAGTTATATATAACTTATAGGATGTTATGGAAAATAGGGTTAATTCTTTAGAAACTGATTTAGAGTTGCTAAAGAAGGATATGTCTGCATGTCAAGCTAGTATTAGGCAGGATATCAATCACTTGAGAGAAACAAGAGCAGAATTACCAGGTTGGTTAAAGAATTCAGCCGTGGGTATTATTCTTGCTATCTTTTCCCAAACAATTGCTTCTGTATGGTGGGCATCACAAATATCTGCTGGACAAAATAATATGAGTATGCAAGTAGAAGCAAATACTCAATTTAGACTTAGTTGGCCTGAGAAGCATAATGAAGTTATGATAAAACTTACAGAGATATCAATTGATGCTAAAAACATGAAAGAGATGCTTCACGAGATTAAAACCAAACAGGGCGGCCACACCGATCCAACCAATTAACAAGGACAAATAATAATGAAATCATTATCCCAAATTAGACAATCAGTTATCACAGAAGCCTCCGGCGGCAAAGAAGCTTATCAGAAATTTTTTAATAGTATGTTAAAGAAGTTTGGTGTTAAATCAGCTGCTGAATTAGAAGGTGATAAGAAGAAAGAATTCTTCGATGCTATTGACGCCGGTTGGGAAGGTGATAATGAAGAGCCTGAGCCTGGAGATAAGAAAGAATCTGTTGACGAGAATTGTGGTGCTGATCACTCTGGTAAAGGTGTCTGTCCTGAATGTGGTAAGCAATTATCTGAAGGTAAATTAGATGGTATTGCCAAAGCATTAACATCCATGGCTGGTAAGCCTGAATATAAAAAGGTTGCAAAAAACCTTAAGTCATTGGCTATGAGAGCTTCAGAAGGTGATAAGAAAGCCGCTAAACAAATTGCAACTCAATTAGATAAACTAATTATGAAAGTAGATAAGAAATCTGCTGCAAAATTAATGAAGCTTGCTGACCTTACTCTTACATACGAAGATGTAGAAGAGGGATTAGTAAAGGGCCGTGGATTTCCAGGTATTAAAGCTGATAAGAAGAAAAAGAAGAATAAACGAGTTCATGGTGCTAATAAAAATATAGCGTATGACTACGATAGAGATAAACGTAAAGAAGACGTAGAAGAAGCTGTTTCTGTTGATATGAGAACCAGAGGTTTTAAATCAGCTGTGAAGAGAAATCTATTACGTAAAGAGAAGGCAACAGCTAAAAAGAAATCAGAGATTGATGAAATCATTGATGCAACCAATAAGAAGTTGAGGGGTGAATCTATGGTAGCTTCTGGTTCTGATGCAACTGGTGATGTAGCTGGTAAAGATATGCCATTACTTAAAAAGAAAAAGGTATTAAAAAAGTTTAAAGATGCTTAAATTTAAAGACATAAGAGAAGCCTCTGCAGAGACAAAGGCAAGAATGAAGCGTGAACTCGACAAGGGTTATGCTGCACAACTTAAACTGAAATTGAAGAATGCTACGGATTCTCTTAAAGAGTTAGCATTTGATCTAGATAATAAAGTACAAACAATAGATCCTAAAATTTCTAAAGAGCTTAAAGCGAAACATAAAGAGCTTAAGAAATTCATTAAGACTTTTAACGACGCGATAAAAGCTCACATTAAGTAACTCCCTATGCCAGCCGCTGCTAGAGACGGTGATAATGTAACACTAGAACACGTTTGTCAAAGCACAACTATGACAGATGGTGGATCAACAAATGTATTCATTGAAGGTATTGGGGCCCACCGACAAACAACTGACAAAGTATTATTTCATTTAGATGATAGTGATGCACCTATATGTGCAGCTACTCATAGTCCAACATTAGTTACTGCATCCCCTAACGTATACGTTAATGGCAAACCATTAGGTCGTGTTACAGACTCATATGGATGTGGCTATATAACTGACGGTGCATCAAACGTATTTGTTAATGATGCATACACACCAACAGCTCCCGATAATCTAACAAATACATACGCATCAGTAGAACAAATTGATGAGGCTTTAGAAGCCTTATTACTAGCAGCTACTGGAATAAGTGCCAGTCAACCGAAATCAAGTGAACTTACACGTACAGCTACTGCAGAGTTTGTATATAAATCAAATGATGTCAGAATATCGGCTAACTGGGCTAGAGTAGCAGCAGAAGGTGATGCCCTTGATTGGACTACATATCAACTAATACTTGGCGATGACACTGATTTTATAAAGACTCGTTATGTTAATGGTGATAAAAGAATAGTAAAATTATATAGAGGTATAGGTGGTGTATTCCAAGGGGAGGGTTTCGGCCCTACGAGTACTAACATTGGTATAAAATATCTAACACCAGATCTATCATATGCTTCCTCGTGGATGAAGCAAGACTTTTCGAGGTGGACATATCATTCTATTGCAGACGGTGGGCAGGGGGCTCCAGCTAATGCAAGCGCGGCACGACTACAACGATATGCTGAAATGATAGACGGAGCTGGAGCCAAATTAAATCCATCTTACTTAGAAGAATACGCAGTATCATTTAATAAGAATGAAGTGATGGACTTAAATATTACCCAAGACGCCACCTTGGATAAGGTTAAAGCTGCTTCTAGGTTTGGAGGTGATGATGTGTTGTTTGAGAAACTTAAAAAAGATACTAACTTCCGTATTGACTTCTATGCTGATTGGGAGAATAAAACTTTTCAGGATTGGGCTAAGTCGGCAGGATATAAGGCCTTAGTTGGATATGATCCAAGTGCTAGTCAGGTTGTAGGAGTATTCCAATCTTTAAAAGATGTACCTGATTCTGAATACATAAGATTGCTTGCTTCAACTGATCCAGCAGACCATTGGTGGAAAAATTCAACTGGTACAGCTAAGGTATTACCCCTTCCTAAAAAGGCTCCAATACCTAAATTCTATGTTATAGGTGAGAAGACAGGCATCCCGATAGACGCATACTCTAGGACGAGTGATGGTATGTTAGTGGGAGACACCCTTAAAAATGTTCCTCGTGATTGGATTGTGACTTATGAAACGTTAGCAACTAAAGCTGATGTAGCCCTACTCATCGATCAAGAGGTAGTTAGTGGGAAAGCATACTTACACCTTTCTTTGGATAGCCATTATTCATTTGATAAGCCATCCACATTTACTGTTGTACAGATCCAGACCGCTGAAGGCATTAGCACCTTTAAAGGTTTAGGACCAAATGAAGGATATAGATTATTGGAAACTGCATTTAGAAGTAGATTCTTTGCAGGGTTGACTGTATTTGAAACAGACTCATTAACAGTACAAGGGTCTAGATTATACAGTAGGCTTATGCGTAATATAGCACTTACATTTAAAAGACATCCAGATTCATTAAAGCGTTATCCTATGCTTAGTAATCCTGAGTTTAAGATGCCTATTATGGAGTTAAGTAGTCAAGGGGTAGTGCAGGCTAAACCCCATATCCTAATAGCAGGAAGTGCTTATCCAACGGGGGGCTATATGAAGATGACAGATTTCTTAGATTACATCTTCAAGTATGGCAGTCCGTTTGAAGACGGTATCAATATATCTAAGAAAAGCTATTTGATAACTGCTCATTGGGCCCTCAGTGACACCACAGAGGAGTTTTATAGGAAGGGTACGGGTAAGTTTATTATTGGAACAAACGAGCAGCTAGCTAAGTACTTGCATAAGGCCCCTAATGTATTTGATTCTAGAATTGCTATACTCAAAGCTAAGGTTCCTGAAGCCCCCTCTTGGTTCTTTGATAGTCTTGAAGTAAATGTTAATAATAAGGCTGGTACGGTTCGTGAGGTATTTGAGGTATCAGCACTACATCCTATACATGGGAAGATTATGGCCACATTAAGATTTATAGGTAATGTAGCTCTCTTTCTTTTTGCACCATATATATACGATACAATTGAGGCACGGGGTGGTATAATCAAACATATTAAAGAATATGTAAATGATACTATAGCGCTTTACGATGCACGAATTGATCGTATGGGAGACTACGATATAACAGGATTACGTAATATTAATTATGATCACCTTTCATTAGAGCAGCTTACCCTTATGAATAACTCAATAGATGCGGAGCAAAAGAAACTACTAGATCTAGGACTTGTGCAGTCTGGTGAACAATTAGAGAGAACACTGAATATTATATTTGACATCCCGTTATACTTCTTAGGAATGGGAATGATGTGGTATGCTGATGAATTAGATAGAAAGCTTGAGTCTATACATAAGAGCAATGAACTTACAAAGGAATGGTTCTTTGAACTATTTGAATAATTATGATAGGGCAATACAAACGAACTCTTACCTGTAAACTCATTAATGACCGTAATCAGACAGAGTTAAAATTAAAGCATACAAATCTTGGTGTGGGTGACACATTAGGTAGTGAAACTATTGAAGCTATTAATATAACATATGATAGGCTCTTAAATACCCACTCAAATTTAGATCACTTGAACTTTCCATATTATGCATTTAAAGCTAATATGTTGTGGTGGGTTGATGCAACTATTGGCATGGAAAGTAGATGGGTAAAAACTGCTAAGAATGGTGCTATTAGTAGTACAGCTTATGGTTGGGGTCAGATCACTAAGGACACAACCATAACTGCTTGTAATAGGTATGTTACTTTAGTCAATAGTTGTAATAAGACTTCATTTCATCGAAGTTGGTCTCCTTCCAATGAAAATGACATCATGATATTAGGGTTTTTAGAAGTAGCAAGAGAAGAAGATGTACATCCTGAAGATTTAATTGCTGGCGTTGCAGTCTCTGGCGGAGCTGTATATAAGCTAATGCAAAGGGCTTCTGTATGGTATAATAAAGGAGCTACACCTGCAGAGAAACTCATGACCTGGAAAGAGTTAATAAAGAATGATTGGAAGCAAGTCACACGGACAGATAAAGCTTTTGCCGAGGGTGCTAAAGGCATTAAAGGATGGCGGTTTTGGAAAGCGTTTATGTGGGGAAAGGCTGGATCACTTAAAGGTCAGTTTAAGACCGGACCAACTCCGTTATTCAGAAGATTAGGCTCCGCGTTAAGATTTATGTTAGGAAAAATATCAGGTGTGTTGCTGTTATTAGACAGTAAGTCATTGAATACTGGTGAGCCTGGTTTAGATGAGTGGATGGCACTACAAGAGCTGAATAAAATAATTAGATATGTACCAGCCTTCATTACTAAGATAATATCCAACCCTGCTACCGATTTTGCTAGTCATAAGAAGATACTAGATTCACTATCATACGATGAGATAGGTGCGTTAATAATAGCTAATGCAGAAGGAGCATCCGGTACAGATGCTAATGGTTGGATACATATGACGTCTAACGATATTGATATACTACGAGATGGTGCTAAAGGATTATACGAATATGGCCACCATAGTAAATTTAGTTCTACTACACCAGATCTAGCACAAATCCTTATCAACTTGGATGTTTTCTTTGACTGTCCACAGTCAACAGCTAAATCTCTTAAGGCAGGTATAAGGCCTTAGTTTACTTCTTAAATCATATAAATAAGTCTATACAATAAGGACAATTATGGCAAAAGTAACCAACAGACCCCAGTTAATAGATCATGCAATGAGAGCATTGGGTGCTCCTGTAATTGAAATCAATGTAGATGAAGATCAAGTAGAAGATCGTATTGATGATGCATTACAATATTATCAAGAGTATCATACTGATGCGGTTATACGAGTCTATTATAAGCATCAACTTACTGCTACAGACATTACAAATAGTTATATTACCATACCTGATGGAATTACAAGTATAACTAGAATACTTGACTTTGGATCAGGCCTGGCAGAGAAGTTCTTTGATGTTGAGTATAATATGAGATTACAAGACATGTATATGTTTAATGTTGGATCTCGTGGATTACAATTATACGAACAAAGAGTACAAAACCTTGCTTTATTAGATTACACATTTGGTTCAACAGAATTACTTAGATTTAATCGTCATATGAATAGACTTCATATTGATGAAGGGTTTGGCGATCTATTTCCATCATCATGTTCTGATGTAACATATACAGATAAGACTACATGTGAAGCTGCAAGTGAAACGTGGACTGAAGGTCAGTATATAGTTATTGAAGGATATGAGATTGTAGACCCTACTACATACGGCGATGTTTATAATGACATGTTCTTAAAGAGATACGTTACGGCATTGATTAAACGTCAATGGGGTGCTAACATGATTAAGTTTGAAGGTATGCAATTGCCTGGTGGAGTTACAATGAACGGCAGACAAATCTATGATGATGCCGTAGAAGAGGTTACTAAATTAGAAGACGAAATGCAGTTAGCCTGGATGGAACCAGATAACTTCTTAATGGGATAATGTATGAAGAATAATGCAGTTAGCGACAGCTTAGTAGGGTTCTCCAACAACGGTTTTGGTCATACATCTGATTCACAGCAAAGAAAGCGTGAATGGAATATAGTAGTAGATAAGATTAATAATGCAGATGTGGATTGGCTAAATGGTAATGTTTTTACTAATATTGCAGATGCCGGTAAACCAGTAAGTGCTTATTTAAATAAATGGCATCCTAGTCATGGAGCAGATCAAGATTTAGTAGATCATTTTGCAGCTTCAGTAGTATTGAAGGAACGTGTAGGTGGTGCATTAGCATTGACAATTGGTATAGTTAAGGAAGTGATGGATATATTCACTAGTTCTGTAGGCTATAGTAATGATGATCTAGCTACAGACTTTGCTGGGTCATTGGGATATAATGCATCAGAGGCACTTGCGGCAGGTTTATTTAATCATACTAATAGTGAGTATGATAGTAGTGATATGGGTTGGGTTGATAATGCTAGGAAGTTAATAGATCTAATTAATCCGGATGTTACCCAGTCTACCGCAGATTTAAAATATTCTTCAGAAATGTGGAAGATGGTTAATGGTGTTGATAAAGATGCTGATATACAAATCGACCTTTCTCCTTGGCACAAAGACTGTGGAAATCTCAAGGGTGGTTTCTCATGCGCTATAGATGAATATGTCACCCCTGTAGAGCTTTATACAGCGCCAGTAGAATTGGCATGGCCTGTTGGTGCTGCAGAACCATGGAAATTCTATACTACAAAGAATAGTAGGAATAACTCATGGAATACCAATAATTGGGGTTTTTTTGCAGCCATAGACTCATATGAACACTATAGTACTTCATATCATAGCTACCAGAAATGGGTACCGACAGCCGATCCATGGGGTAAATATATCACTGTTGATATGCCTCCTAGATCTAAGAAAAATGTATTGGTAAAAATACCTCAATCTATAATTGGCACTAGGAAGGGTATAGGTACAAATTCAGATTTCCGCACTATAGTAGAAAGAGACGCATTGCCTGATGAAGATGGCTCAAAATGGAATGATAATGGAAGTCCATGTACAGCTAGATGTGATATAATTGTGACAGGTAGTAGCTACCGTGAACATAATACAGATACTATGATTGAAAGCTTATCCTTTGTTAACTGCGTTAGAATTAAGCAGGAAACTCAAGTTGAAACTATTTCTCCTATAGTTGTTCCAGTAGTGACTAATACAACTGATACTGTAGTAGTACCGATGGAAGTAAATGAGCTTGGTCAAGATAAATCATTATCTGATGTAGCGGTGACAATGGATGGTGAAGAAGTAGCTTCAAGTAAGTATTCATATAATAGTATTACTAATGAGATTATATTTGATGATGATATCGTTGGTGATGTATCACTTACCACTGCATGGTTAGATTTAGCATATGACGGTGATCACTTTGAATTTGATGACCTAACAGGACTTCCTATTATGGGATCGCTACCTTGGTTACCAGGGGATGACTATTATAATCCTTATGTGTATACACCAGGAGCAGGTGACTTCATATATGATGAGCCACATACAATTACGACTGTTGAAGATTGGTTTGATGGTAATACATATGAACAGGCTGATAACGGAGTAGTTAAAGATTGGGGATCGCCTGCTAAATTAGCTGCTGATTCTAGAATTAGAAATGTATCAGCTGTAACTACAACTAACACATGGATCGGCGATAGTCAAGTACCATGTGATTATATAACATTTGAACATAATTGTCCAGCTTGTCAATCAGAACTTGCGGATTACCCTAATAACACGTGGCTTAGATATGAAGTCACTTATAATTGTGGATAAGTAATAACATGGCAACTTCAGTATACTTTTCAGGAAGCGTAAAATCAGAACAGAATCTTTATGAGGATTTAATCATAGAGTCTATGCAGATGCATGGGCAAGATATTGTTTATATTCCCAGGGAAGAGATATCTCATGATGAGTTATTAAATGAATCATATTCTAAATTCACGGATTCATACGTCGTAGAGATGTATATTGAGAATCAAGAGGGATTCGAAGGTGATGGTGATTTATTAGCTAAGTTTGGTTTAGAGATTAGAGATCAAGCTACATTTATTGTGGCTAAACGTCGTTGGGAGAAGCAGGTAGGTAAATGGGCTAATACAATAAGACCTAATGAAGGTGACTTATTATTCTTACCTATGTCTAATTCATTATTTGAGATTAAGTTTGTAGAGCATGAAATGCCGTTCTATCAATTGCAGAATCTTCCTGTATATAAATTACAAGCTGAATTATTCGAATACTCTGATGAGGAATTAGATACATCTATTGATGCAATTGATAAGATTGAAACACTTAATGCTACATCATACACATATACATTAGATTCAGGTTCTGGTACAGCTGATGATTACCGAATTGGTGAAACAGTGATTCAATGGACTGGTGTAAACGATGCAGTAGGTGATCCAATTAATATTGAAGGTGAAGTCGCTGCTTGGGAAGATACTGGACTTAATATAGGAATCTTGACTGTGGTAAGTCATGTTACTACCGATGGTAAGTTTAGAAAGTTCTTCGCTGATGTCGATCCATTGTTAACCATTGTGGGTACAGAAAGTGGTGCAGTATATTCTGTAGTAGTTGCTGATTCACCACTCTATACAAACTTTAATAGAGATACATATGCTAATAACGAAGCCTTTGAAGCAGCTGCTGATGATATCATAGACTTCTCTGAAAATAATCCATTTGGTATGCCATAATGTTTGAAAATCATTTTTACAATTCAAGTACAAGACGGATGGTATCTGTCTTCGGTTCTATATTCAATGAGTTAGAAGTCGTTAAGACTGATGCTGCAGGTAAAGTATTACAGAAGATTAAAGTACCATTAGCATACGGTCCTAGACAGAAGTTCTTGTCTAGAGCCAGTGACTTAACAGATTCAAAGATTGCAATTAAGTTACCTAGACTATCATTTGAAATAACTGATATGTCATATGACGGTGCTGCAAGACTTAATAAGAATAAGAAGTATATTAAAACTGATCCGCTTGATAAGAAGAATGTTAAATCATTGGGTGTACCTGCAGTCTATAGAGTAGGATTTGAACTTAACATAATGGCTAAAGCCCAAGATGATGCATTACAGATATTAGAACAAATTCTTCCAATGTTTCAACCAGAGTATACAGTGACAATTAAAGACATTCCAGATATGGATATCACTTCAGATGTCCCTATTGTCTTAACTGATGTTTCGCTGAATGATGAATATGAAGGTGACTTCTTAAGTAGAAGAACAATTGTATATACATTGACATTTGAAACACGTATTAGATTCTATAGAGGCTTACAAGACCGCGCTGGTGTTATTAATAAGACAGAGATATATTATAAAGATGGTGAGACTTTAAAGAATATGGAAGTGCAGAAAGTAGATGGAACTACAACACCTTACACGGAGACTATAGACTTTTTTAACGAACCATAGGTAATATATTATGAGTGATATAGATGATGATTATAATAACATAAGAAAATCATTATACGATTTAGTTGGTCAAGGTGATGAAGCTATTGAGTTAATGATGGAACTTGCACGTGAGAGTGAACACCCTAGAGCATTCGAAGTACTAGGACAACTAATCAAACAAAATGCAGAGATTGGTGAGAAGATCATGAAGCTGCAAAAATCAAAGAAAGAAGTTGCCGTTATGGATGGTAAGAAATCCCTATCTAGTGCTGTAACTAATAATAATGTATTCATTGGGTCCACTACTGATTTACAAAGACTACTACAAGATGAGAAAGTGATTGAACATGGCGATACAGAGACCGGATAGTTATTTAGGAAATGCCAATGTAAAGCGAGATGGTGTTTCTCAAGATTGGACAAAAGAAGATGTTATTGAATACAAGAAGTGTATGGATGACATTGGATACTTCTGTCGCACATACATTAAGATTATACTCTTAGATAAAGGATTAGTCTCATTTGACTTATATCCATATCAAGAAACAATGATGACTAACTTCCACGACAATAGATTTAATATTGTATTGGCATGTAGACAATCTGGTAAATCAATCAGCACATGTGCATATCTTCTATGGTATGTTCTATTCCAACCTGAAAAGACTGTAGCTGTATTAGCTAATAAGGGATCAACAGCTCGTGAGATGCTAGCTCGTATTACTCTGATGTTAGAGAATCTTCCGTTCTTTCTCCAGCCTGGTTGTAAGGCATTAAACAAAGGTTCGATTGAGTTCTCAAACAACTCAAGGATTATTGCTGCTGCAACATCTGGTTCATCTATTCGTGGTATGTCTATTAACCTATTGTATCTTGATGAGTTTGCATTTGTAGAGAATGCTGCTGAGTTCTATACAAGTACATACCCTGTAGTATCTTCTGGTAAAACAACTAAAGTTATTATTACTTCTACTGCTAACGGCGTTGGAAATATATTTCATAAGTTATGGGAAGGTGCCCAACAAAAGTCAAATGAGTTTGTTTCATTTAGAGTAGATTGGTGGGATGTTCCTGGTAGAGATGATAAGTGGAAAGCCCAGACAGTTGCTAACACAAGTGAGTTACAATTTCAACAAGAGTTTGGTAATACATTCCATGGTACGGGTAATACTCTTATATCGGCAGATACTCTATTAGGATTAAGGGCTCAAGATCCAATTGCATATATGCATAATGTAAGCATATATAAAGATCCAGTTGACGACCATGACTATGTAATGTTAGTGGATGTATCTCGTGGTAGGGGGCAAGACTATTCAACTTTTACTATTATTGATGCATCAACAAAACCCTTACAACAAGTAGCGGTATTCAGAGACAATATGATGAGTCCATTATTGTTCCCTGATTTAATCTATAAGTATGCTGATGCATACAATAAGGCATATGTCGTAGTTGAGAGTAATGACGCTGGTCAAGTAGTGTGTAATGGATTATACTATGATTTAGAATATGAGAATGTATATGTAGAATCACTGGTTAAAGCTAATGCTATTGGTGTTACAATGACAAGGAAGACTAAGAGAATTGGATGTTCTAATATCAAGGATATTATAGAACAGAATAAGCTAGAGATTGTAGATCAAGAAACTATTATTGAAATGTCTACATTTGTTGCTAAGGGTAAATCATATCAGGCTTCGGCTACTAATCATGATGACTTAATGATGAACTTAGTTATGTTTGGGTGGTTCTCAACAACTATGTTCTTTAAAGAGATATCAGATATAGACATGAAGAGTATGTTATACTCAGAGAAGATTAGACAAATAGAAGATGACTTATTGCCATTTGGCATAATAAACGATAATACTGATTTAAATCAGCCTGAAATACCACAATGGGAGGTATGGAAAGGCTGATCCTTATAAATAATAGTATTGAAAATAAACGTATTATGATAAACTTATAAATTAAATGACGAGGTAAACAAATATGGCATTTCTAGTATCACCTGGTATACAGGTAAACGAAATAGATTTGACTAATGTTGTCCCGGCAACTTCAGCTTCAATTGGTGCAATCTCTGGTTCATTCCAGTGGGGTCCCGCCGATCAGATTGTCACAGTTGGCACGGAAAAACAATTAGTTGAAAACTTTGGGCAGCCCGATAACGACACGTTCTCTACGGTCTTATCTGCTGCGCAGTTTTTAAGTTACGGCAACTCACTAAGAGTTGTTCGTAAGGTAGGCACATCAGCACGCAACGCAACTACATCAGGCACTGGTGTATTGGTTGTTAATGATACTGCCGCAGGAGCAATCACCTTCGGTGCTGGTGATTGGACTGTAGCTAAATATCCAGGCACTATCGGCAACAGCGTAGGCATTACTATATGTCCTGCAGACGCAGCAGTATTCGCTGCTTGGCCGGTAGCTGGATCATTCAATTCAGCACCAGGAACATCAGCAGCAGCTGCCGCAGTAGGTGGTTCTTTAGATGAATTACATATTGTAGTTTATGATAAAACTGGATCTATTACAGGAGTAGCAGACGCTATTTTAGAAACATATGAATATGTTTCGCAAGGTTCAGATGCAAAAGGAGCTGATGGCGCAACGAATTATTGGGTCGATGTTGTCAATAATAAATCGAATTGGGTTAGAATTACAGGTGCCCAACCTGATTTATCAGACTCTGGCGATACCTTAGCAGGCACAACTTTTGATGTTACTATTACTGGTGGTGCTTCGGATGACACATTATCTGGTGGTATTAGTGATAATGCATTAACAGTGGGTGAGCGCATGGCAGGCTATGATATGTTTGCAGATGCAGAGACAGTAGAGGTTTCTTTAATTATGCACGGTAACGTAGCTACATTATCAGATTCTACTACAATTTCAAACCATTTGGTTGCTATTGCAGAAGCACGTAAAGATTGTGTTGCATTTGTATCTCCTCCAATGGATGCTGGTACTACTGCAGAAGTAATTGCTTGGAGAGGTACAGTAACATCATCATCATATGCATTCGCTGATTCAGGTGCATTATATGTCTATGACAAATATGATGATAAGTATCGTTGGATTTCAGCTTCAGGTTCTATGGCAGGTTTATCTGCTAATGCAGATAGTGTAGCAGATCCTTGGTTTAGCCCAGCTGGTTTTACTAGAGGTAATGTTCGTAATGTTACTAAGTTAGCTCTTAATCCTAATCAGGTAGATAGAGATGATATGTATAAGCAAGGTGTTAATCCTATCGTAGCTTTCCCTGGACAGGGAACAGTGTTATGGGGTGATAAGACCTTACAAAATAAGCCATCTGCATTTGATAGAATCAATGTACGTAGATTGTTTATTACTTTAGAGAAAGCAATATCACAAGCTTCTAAAGCTTCTTTATTCGAGTTTAACGACGAGTTTACAAGAGCACAATTTAGAAATATGGTAGAACCTTTCTTAAGAGATATTAAAGGTAGACGTGGTATTACAGACTTTAAAGTAGTTTGTGATGATACTAATAATACAGGTGACATTATTGATACTAATCGATTCGTTGCAGATATTTTTATCAAACCAGCACGTTCTATTAACTTTATTACATTAAACTTTGTTGCCACTAGAACTGGTGTCGAGTTTAGTGAAATTGCTGGAGGTAACTAATCATGGCTATTTTAGGAGTAGATGATTTTAAAGCAAAACTAACTGGTGGTGGTGCGAGAGCTAATTTATTCAAGGCAACTTTAGGTTTCCCTGGATACGTTAACTCTGACGTAGAGCTAGCATCGTTTATGGTTAAAGCAGCACAATTACCAAGTTCAGTAATTGCACCTATCATGGTACCGTTCCGTGGTAGACAATTACAAGTAGCTGGTGATCGTACCTTTGAACCTTGGACTATTACAGTTATCAATGATACAGGTTTTGATATCAGAAATTCATTCGAAGTATGGATGAATGGTATTAACCAACACAATGCCAACACTGGTTTGACTAATCCTTCTGACTACATGTCGGATATGATTATCAGCCAGCTAGATAAAGATGGCTCTGATGTTAAAGTGTATAACATTCGTGGTTGTTTCCCTACTAACCTAGGTGCAATTGAAGTTTCTTATGAGACTGAAAACACAATTGAAGAGTTCACTGTTGAGCTACAAGTTCAGTATTGGGAGTCCGATACAACGACTTAATCATTATAAACAAAGGGTACTCGAAAGAGTACTCTTTTATAAACACTATAAATAACTCTATAGTCTTTATAAAAGGGTAACACTCACACAATTATGGCAGAAGAAAACAAATTATTTGGTTTTTCCTTTAAGAGGAAGAAATCAGAAGAAAAAAACAAAGCTAGATCGTTTGCTGATACTAACGAGGACGGCTCATACCAAATATCCCCGTCTGGCGGCTTCTTTGGCCAATACATGGACATCTCCGGGGACCAGTTCAAGAGTGATGCTGAACTAATTATGAAGTATCGTTCAATCTCTAATTATCCAGAGATTGATGCTGCTATCGAAGATATTACAAATGAATCTATATCAACAGTCGGCGGTGACGTTGTTAAGCTAAGTTTAGATAATTTGGATCAACCAGACAATGTTAAGAAGTTAATCTTAGAAGAGTTTGATAATACAATTAGGTTATTAGACTTTTCGGATACTGGATACGACTTATTCAGACGTTGGTATATCGATGGACGTATATTCCATCATGTAATTGTCAATGAGAAGCAACCCGATGCTGGTATTCTAGAGTTAAAACAGATTGATCCAACTAAGATTCGTAAGGTTAAAGAAGTTGTTAAGGAGAAAGATCCTGCAACTGGAGCTGAGTTAGTTAGAGAAGTTGGTGAATACTATCTATATCAAGATCAAGAACATGTTAATAACTCTGAAGGATTAAAGATATCTACAGATGCTATTATTCAGGTTAACTCTGGTCTATTAAATGATACAAGAGATAAGGTTGTAGGGTATCTTAATAAAGCACTCAAACCATTAAATCAATTATCAATGATGGAAGACTCAATGGTAATCTACAGAATTAGTAGAGCACCTGAACGTCGTATATTCTATATTGATGTTGGTAACCTTCCTAAGGGAAAGGCTGAAGAGTATTTAAACAATACGATGAATAAGTATCGTAATAAGATTGTTTATGATCCTGCTACTGGTGAGATTAAAGATCAAAAAGATCATAGATCGGTTATGGAAGACTTCTGGTTACCTCGTAGAGAAGGTGGCAGAGGTACAGAGATTACTACATTACCTGGTGGACAGAACTTAGGTGAAGTAGAAGATATTATCTATTTCCAAAAGAAATTATACAGAGCTTTGAATGTTCCATTATCTAGATTAGAGCAAGACTCTACGTTTAATGTTGGTCGTTCAAGTGAGATTACTCGTGATGAGTTAAAGTTCCAGAAGTTTATTGATAGGGTACGTACTAAATTTAGTAAGATATTCCTAGAAATATTAAAGAGACAGTTAATCCTTAAGAAGATTATTGTTCCTTCAGATTGGAAACACATTAAGCAAGATTTAGTTATTAAATTTGTAAGAGATAACTACTATGCTGAAATGAAAGAAGCTGAGATTCTTAAAGAAAGAATTGAGACACTACAAACAATGGATGAATATGTGGGTACGTATTACTCTAAAGAGTGGATTAGAAAGAATATTCTACATCAAGACGACGAGATGATAGCTGAGATTGATAAACAAATTGAAGCTGAACCGAGTGATGAAGATGAAGATTTTGATGAGGATGACATCTAAAATTTTATAAATATATTATACAAAGGATAAATATTATGAATATTAATGATTTGATTAACAATGTAAAGAGTGGTGATGTACAAGGTAGTAATAATGCTTTTAATAGTATTATGGCTGACAAGATTAATAGTGCATTAGACGTACACAAACAAGAATTAGCTGGCGCCATATATGGTACTCCAGAAATAGCTGAACAGGAACCTGTAACGGATGAAGAAATTTAAAGAATCATTTAGCCTATTAGAGAAGCGTAAATTAAGCGCTCCAAAGGATCAAGAGGTCGTTAAGACATTTGCGAACCTAGGTAATAATAAGGATACTAAAGTTGATGCTCATATTACTAAGGATAAGAAGTTTCATTACCTATACGTTGATGGAATTAGAATGGACAAGTTTAAGTCAGAAAAGGAAGCTGAGAAGCAGCTTAATCAATTTTTAAAGGTAATGGGTGTATGAAGAACTTAAAAGATATTAGAGAAGATGTTAATAAGAAAAAGATGGATCTTAAATTTAACGTTATTGCTAGCAATATTAGAGTATTAGCTAAATCTATAGATGAATTAGCTAAAGCTGATAAAGACTTAGACTTACATGATCAAATTATATCAATGGAAAAGTCCCTAGATGCTGTACAGAAGACGGCTAAAAAAGCTTCTAAAATCATTAAGGGGATGTAATGAAGAACTTAAAAGATATCAGAGAATCCCAAGAGCTTGATGAGAAATGGGACGAAAAGAAAGTTTTTAAAGCAATCATGGACCTGAGAACAGCTTGGTCACAGATTAGGTTTACAGCAGATAATGGTCCTTATCAAAAGAAATTAGATAAGCAAATGAAAGAAATGTACTATCAAGTCGTGGTTGGCAACTTTGGTGGTGAGCATGCCCGAAGAAAAGGTATTCTAAACCTATTAGATAATAAGCCATTCATGAATTAAGGAAGGTATTAAAATGAATTTAATCGATGAATGTAAATCTATATTAGAAGGGGCAAATCCTAAATCAGTTGTTTCTGAATTAAAGAAAAAGCTAGCACTATTAAATGGTGATATGAAGGGTGGTAACACTAATGATATTATTACTAGATTAGAGAGTATCGGCATATTTATTGATAAATCAGTTAAGGATTTGAAGAAAGGCTTATGAAACTAATAGCAGAATATATAGAAGAAGGATTAGGCTACTCAATTACCGAAGGAAAGAACGGTAAGAAGCAAGTCTATATCGAAGGAATTTTTATGCAAGCGGAAGGCACTAATAGAAACGGACGAGTCTATACTCGCCAAGTACTTACGTCTGCAGTAGATAGATATGTAAATGAACAGGTTAAAACAGGCCGCGCAGTAGGTGAGTTAAATCATCCAGAAGGCCCTAGTATTAACTTAGATAAAGTTAGCCATAGAATTACTGAACTTAAATGGGATGGTAACAATGTGGTTGGAAAGGCACTAATATTAGATACTCCTATGGGTCAAATTGTAAAAGGTTTGGTTGAAGGTGGTGTTCAACTTGGTGTTTCTAGTCGTGGTATGGGAAGCCTTGAAATGAAAAATGGCGTCAATTATGTGAAGGATGATTTTCATCTTAATACAATTGATATCGTTCAAGACCCCTCAGCACCTAATGCATTTGTAAATGGCATTATGGAAGGTGTTGATTGGGAAATGAAAGATGGTCAGGCAGTTCAAGTGCAAATTGAAAAAGGTGAGACAGAAATGATGGAAGCCGTAACTGAGGAAGTAGTAGATAATACTGATTCTGAAGTAAGCGGATTTGAACATTTCCTCTCTAAACTATAACTCTTACAGGAGTAAAATATGTCAGAAGAAATTAAAGACATCGCTGAAGAGGTTATTGTTGAGGAAACTAATGAGGTAGTAGAAACTACTATTGAAGCTCCCTTAACAGAAGCTCGTACGATCTCTGCAATTAATGCATCTTTATCAGAAATGAATAAAGATGAGTTAGATGCTATCTTTGAAGCAGCTGAAAAGGCTAAAGCGAAAGCTAAGGTTGAAGCAGAAGCTGATGATGATGAAGAAGATGAAGAAGAAGGTGATGACGAAGAAGGTGAAGTAGAAAACGAAAAGAAAGAAAGTAAAAAAGCTAAAAAAGAATCTAAGAAAGTTCAGAAAGGTGAGACTTTTAAAGAGGATCTTGATGCCTTAGTTGGTGCTGAAGAAGCATTATCAGAAGGGTTTAAAGAGAAAGCTGGTACTATTTTCGAAGCTGCTTTACAATCAAAAGTTGCTGCTAAGACAGTAGAATTAGAAGAGCGTTATGCGTCTGATTTAACTGAAGAAGTAGAAGCTATTAAAGAAGATTTAGTAGATAAAGTTGATGGTTATCTTAACTATGTAGTTGAGAACTGGACGAAAGAGAACGAAGTTGCAATTGAGCATTCTTTGAAATCAGAAATTACTGAATCATTTATTAATGCAATGCACGGTGTGTTTGCTGAACATTACATCAATGTTCCAGAAGATAAGGTTGAAATTGTTGACGCCTTAACTGAGGAAGTTACTGATGCTAAAGAACAGTTAAATACAGCAACGGAAGCTAATATGGAATTGAGTGAGAAAGTTAAATCTTTCGAGCGCAAAGAAGTTGTAGCTGAAGCTTGTGAAGGCCTTGCTGCTACAGAAGCTGCTAAGCTTAAAGAATTAACAGAGTCAATTGACGCTGCTGATTTAGAAGAGTACGCATCTAAAGTCGCAACAATCAAAGAGTCTTACCTTACGAAAGACGACACTTCAGTGGAAGCAAAGGAAATCGATGCTATCTCTGAGGGCAATGTAGAAGACACTCAAGTTACTGGCGCTATGTCAGCATACCTGGATGCCATTAAACAACAATCTAAATAATTCTAATATAGGAGAAATCAAATGGAATTAAATGCAACACAACTACAGGAAAAATGGGCACCTGTATTAGAAGCTCCAGAAGCGGCAACTATTACTGATTCGCATAAGCGTGCAGTAACAGCTATCATTCTTGAGAATCAAGAAAAGCACCTAACAGAAGTTAACATGACAGCAGGTGGCGGCGACGCTACAGGCGCTGTGGATAACTGGGATCCAGTACTAATTTCGTTAGTACGTCGTTCTACACCAAACTTAATTGCTTTTGATGTAGCTGGTGTACAACCGATGACTGGTCCAACTGGCTTAATCTTCGCGATGAAGTCTAACTACGCTGATGGTACTTCAACAACTGATCCTACTGAAGCTTTGTTCAATGAGCCTAACACTTCTTTCTCTGGTCCATCTACTACAGCAGCAGCTGAGTATGGTACTATGGAAGAGATGGGTTTCTCAATTGACAAGACTACTGTAACGGCTAAGTCACGTCAGTTAAAAGCTAACTACACAATGGAATTAGCTCAAGACCTTAAAGCAGTACACGGCCTTAACGCTGAGTCTGAATTAGCATCTATCCTTTCAACTGAGATCTTAGGTGAGATCAACAGAGAAATGATTAAAGCTATGAATGATCAAGCGGTTCCGGGTGCAGTGTTTAATGCTAAAGTTGGCGACGCAGCATCTACATCAGATGGTCGTTGGGAACTTGAAGTATACAAGTCACTAATTACTCATATCGAGAAAGAAGCTAATGCTATTGCAATTGCTACTCGTCGCGGTAAAGGTAATTTCGCTATCATCTCTTCTGGAGTAGCTGCAGTATTAAATGCAACTGGTTCAGTTATGTATGGTAACACAGCTGGCACAGGTCTTGCTGATGTAACTGGTAACTTATTTGTTGGTACACTTAACGGTGGCATCAAGTTATATGTTGACCCATTTGCAGCTGCAGACTACGTTACAGTAGGCTACAAGGGTGCTAACTCTTACGATGCTGGTATCTTCTACTGCCCATACGTTCCTTTATCTATGATGAAGACGATTGGCGAGACTGATTTCCAACCGCGTATCGGTTTTAAAACTCGTTATGGTTTAACTAACAATCCTTTCACTTCAGGTGCAGATGATTCGAATGTTTACTACCGTACGTTCTTGGTAACTAATCTTTAATATAGAGTAGTTTAAGAGTATAAGAAGCCTCCGAAAGGGGGCTTTTTTATTGCCTATACAATATACAATCATTATAAATATACTCATGAGTATAAATTTTCTAAGTCCAACATCATTCGTATTACAGCTAGATACTAAAGTATATCCGACAGCTGAGTTTACAGTACAAACAATGATACTTCCGGATGTATCAGTCGATGGTGCACCTTACCACACCCCTAGCCGTTCAATTGCAATTGCTGCTGATAAGATATTATATGGCCAATTTGAATGTTCATTCTTAGTTGATGAAGATCTTATTAACTACAAAGAGATATATGATTGGTTGTATAATCAGGTCGAAGATAATGAATCATCTTCAAACGTTAGAGACGTAACACTTAATATCATGTCAAGTGCTAATAATGTGACTAAGCAGATTAGATTTATTGATGCTTATCCTATTAACCTATCATCATTACCATTTGATATTACAACAACTGATATAGAATATCTAACCGCTGTTGTATCATTTAACTATTCTTATTTCGAGATCGAATAATGATTACAAGATGCGTAGTAGTATTCACAACTGCAGTAGTGCTTTCATTAGCAGCTAGTGCATTCTTCAACCAGATGTTTCAAATCCCACAACAGATGATGCAGCAGGTAATGCCTCCACCACCTTCTCCATGCACTAATGACGCTAAAAGCAACTAATTAATTCATATAAATAATACCATAATATATATTATAATACTATAATATTATAAGGAGTTAATATGGCAATAGATTTATTGAAGCAGATGGCAAATAGAGATACTGAAGAGAACACTAAACCTGGAGCATTGTATAATACTCCTAACCTTGATGAATTAGAGAATGGCCCTTGGCCATCATTTGTTACAGGTCTTAAGCGTTTAGCTAATGATACTCACGAAGGTGCTAAAATGGCACGTGACGTACTTGGTACACTTGAAACATCATACGTAACTAAAGTAGGTTACTGGAAAGGTGGCACCGTTGGTGTTATCGGTTATGGTGGTGGTGTTATTCCACGTTTCAACGAATTAAAGAATGAAGACGGTTCATACAAGTTTCCTGATGCTTCTGAATTCCATACATTAAGAATCCAACCCCCTGCAGGAATGCATTATACATCTACTCTATTAAGAGACATGTGTGATATGTTTGTTGATAACGGTGGTTCTGGTTTAATCGCATTCCATGGTCAATCAGGTGACATTATGTTACAAGGTTCTACTGAAGAAAGCACACAAAAGATTTTCAATACATTCAATGATTATGGATTTGATATGGGTGGTGCTGGTCCTGCAGTAAGAACTGGCATGTCTTGTGTTGGTGCTTCTCGTTGTGAAATGAGTAACGTTAATGAGCAGGCAGTTCTAAGAACTCTTGTTAATGCATTCCTAGATGATATGCATCGTCCAGCATTACCATACAAAATGAAGTTCAAAGTTTCGGGTTGTGCAAACGACTGTATGAACTCAATTGGTCGAAGTGACTTTGCTACTATTGGTACTTGGCGTGATGATATTAAAATCAATCAAGAAATGTGGAAGGCAATGGTTGATGATAAAGGTACTAAGTATGTACACGATAATATCATTTCACGTTGTCCTACAGATGCGTTGCATTTAGAAGAGGATAACTCAATAGCAATTGATAATAAGAATTGCGTTAAGTGTATGCACTGCTTAAATGCGGTTTCACCTATGGTACATAATTACATTAAACCAGGGGAGAAGGAACAATATATTCTTGCTCC